TGTGATTAGTTTTATTCTGTCCTCGGAAAATTCATTAGTCTTCCTCAGTGCGGCTTCGATGCCTGATGCGCCTTGACTTTGAGGGTCTGGCGAAGTCAATGACAGCATTACTGCAGTATATATTTTCTCGTGCACATCTTGCTGAATGCCGGTGATCAACGTGTGGTTGAATTTCTGGGCTGCTCCAAGAACGTTGGCAACAGCCTCGTTGTAGGTCGCTCGCGGCTCGACTATCCCAGCAGATGACAGGCTGAATTTGGTTGCTGAAGTTGCATGCTCATCAGATTTCTTGACAAAGTCATCGGCCAAGCTCTTCGCAAATCCTGCAAAGATGTTCTCCCACTTAGATTGCAGAATTCCCATTACGCGCGATAGAAGGTCAGTTGCGGCAGCGTCCTGAGCGAAAAACTGCTTTACTGGGCGCGCCTCAATTGCTTTGTTGAGTTCGGCTTTGTAATCGGCCATCATCGGTTTGACTACTGCATTAAGCTGCTGCGCGTACCATATCCTTATGGCCGCGCTTGGAATGAGCGGGTTGCCCTTTCCGACTGGGTCAGGGCTTCTGCGCTTTCTTTCTTTGGATGCCTTAAATGCCATTCTTGAACATCCGTGCCGGTTGAGTCAAGTCGCCAGTAGTAAGCCACTCCTTGAACTGTTCCATGGTCATCGGCACCATGTCACGATAGCCATTCCAGCCTGGTGTGTAGGCTCCCATGTACGCTGCCTTGGCCTCATCCTGAGACTCAAAGCCTATCATGCACTTGTGCTCGTCAAACGTGGATCCATCAGCTTTGTTCTGGTTGACAACAAACACGCCGCTGGCTTCGTGGTTTGGGCCTACAAAGCAATCAACCTCATCGCCGTCAGCACCCTTTGTTCCGTTGATGAACCCATAGTGGTGATTCATCTTTACTGACCAAGTTTCGCCGTCAGCAGACTTGCCTGATCTGATAGAGCCGGATGGGTTTTCAACTTTCACAAGCATGTCACCGACCTTTAAGTCTGGAAGTTCTCCAGGTTCTTTCTCGCTGACGACGTTGGCAATACCGGACACTGAAGCGCCAACGCTAGGTTGCACGCCTGGGGTAGACGTTCGCGCGACTCCAATAGAATCCGATTTACGAATGTCCCCTTCTGGAGTCAGATGGGCCTGGAGGGCAGCCAGCGCGCCAACGATCTGGCGCAGGATATCGGCTGCATTAGGCTTTGGGTTCGGCTCTTCGTCCGTCTGCTCAGACAGTGGATCTGTGGCCACCGGTGGCAAGGCCGCTGGAGGCTCGACCGGCGCAGCTTGCAACGGCGCCACAGCGCTGGCCTGTGCATTGGCCTCTTTCGCTTTCGCCCCTGCCTCTTCAAACTTGGCCAGGTTCTCTGGTGACATGCCAGGTTCTTCGTTTGCCACGTCGTCTGTGAGTCTGTTGTAGCCTGAATGCTTGTCATCTTTGAGACGTTGGCGCACCTCTTCAGGGGATATTGCGCCGATGTTTACATATTTGGTATCTGTGTCGGCCTTCTTGTCGTTGAGGTCGGCCTTCTGCTGGGTGGTGATAGAATCGACAGGCTCAAACACAACCATAACTTGAGTCTGCAGGCCCATTGAGCGTGCAGCCAGCATGTAATGACGAGCCAACATCGGCATCATGATGTGAGTCTGAATGCTCTCCAGCTCTTCGTGATAAGACTTCATCTCAAACTCGCCTGTGGCATCAAAGCCTTTAGGCGACGTCCCCAGAAGCTTGGTGGAAGGGGTCTTGGCGATGGCGGCAACCAGCTGATACTGGTTCATGATCACTGCGTCGAAATCTGCCAACGAGGTGTCGAATTGATCGATTTTTTCCTCAGTCCCGAGGACTTTTACGGCATGGTTGTCGCGATACTTGACCCACCAACCAAGGCGCCTCTCGAACTTGTCCTGGTTTGCCATCGCCTTTTCGACGTCAACGTGAAGGGCCTGGGTGCGCTTGTTCAGTGCAAGCAATGGCGCTTCGTTGGCGGTTCGCTCTGCGGCATAAACACGCTCATAGATCCGTTGGGTGAGCGGGATGCCACCAAACACATAAGTTGGCTTGAGGATGTCTGCTGGCTGTGGGCCGCGAGCGATTATCAGGTGGCTGCGATGATATTTCTTGCCACTGATGATCCAGAACTCTGGGTCATAAAAGTTCTTGTTGGCTGGGTCGGCGGTTGACTCGTTGGTCAGCATCGGCGTCATCCAGTATGGGTCAACCTGGGAAATGCCGCGATACGATCCTTCCAAGATGCCATCAATGTTAAATGGCTTTTCGTAATACTTGGGGTCGTCACTTTCTACTTCAAACAAGGCAACACGGATACCAAATATGTTTTTGAAGCGGTTGAACTCTGCCAAGTTCTCGCTCAGCTTGAATTCGACGTCATGGCTCACGAGCTTGTCATATTCACCCTTGTCAAGTTCGGCTTCGCTGTTCGTTGCCTTCAGCTTCCAGCCATTTCGCACGGCATCTTCACCCGCCTGGCTACAGGCCTTGTCGATGAGCCAGTGCTGGGAAATAAGAGCGCAAGCTTGATAGCCGATGAACGTTTGGTTCATGAACCATCCAGCAATCGCATTTGGGATCGCGGCATCAGCACCCTTCTCTGCAATTGGCTTTGCCGGGGTCATGCTATTGTCCATCGCTGCAACGACAGTAGTCAACGCACTGTCCATTGCAGAAGATGGCAGGTGATCTACGTCAACGTAAACCGGATAATCATCAACGGTCTTTGTGATGAGATTTTTTTCATCCTTCACTTCCCAGCGCTGAGTCCTCGGATCCAGTGGATCCAAGTTGTTTTCTACTGGTTTGCTTTCTGCAACCTTTTTGCGTCGGATGAATGGAAACAGATCGCTGAGTTTCATTGATAGTTGGTCCGGTTTGACATTTGGGCCTATTATAGGTGTGGCCATAACTTTCAATCAACGCCTCTGTGTAATTAAAGTTGTTTGGTTCACAATCAATTTGCGTTTGGAAAATCA